TCTTTGGACATGGAGGCGGATTATGATGAGCAGCATGGCTGGGAGCGGTATACTCCGGGTGAAGAACCTGTGAACGAGTTGCGTAAGCGCAGCCGTCCTCGAAAGGAACCCGAACATGCCGACCACGGCGGGTGATCAGATTAATCGTGCCCTGCGCTTGCTGGGCGTTTTGGCTGAAGGCGAAACGCCTTCTGCTGCGGTGTCGCAGGATTCGCTCACCGCGCTGAATCAGATGGTGGAGTCGTGGAACATCGAGCGTCTCTCGGTGTTCTCAACGCAAGACCAAGTGTTCACTTGGCCTACCAGCACCATCAGCCGCACGTTGGGCCCGACGGGCGATTTTGTCGGCAACAGGCCTGTTTTGCTTGATGACGCGACGTACTTCCGCGACCCAAGCACCAACGTCAGCTTCGGCATCAAAATCATCAACCAGCAGCAGTACAACGGGATTGCGGTCAAGACCGTAACCTCAACGTACCCGCAGGTGCTGTGGGTCAACATGACCTACCCCGACATTGAGATGTACATCTACCCGGTGCCCACACGGCTGCTGGAATGGCATTTCGTGTCAATCGAAGAACTGACCAACCCGGCAACGCTGGCGACCACGCTGGCCTTCCCGCCGGGCTATCTGCGAGCGTTTGCGTACAACCTGGCGATGGAAATTGCACCGGAGTTCGGTGTTGAACCGTCGCCGCAAGTGCAGCGTATCGCCATGACCAGCAAGCGCAATCTGAAGCGCATCAACAACCCTGACGATGTGATGAGCCTGCCGTACTCGCTCGTGGCAACTCGCCAGCGGTTCAACGTCTACGCAGGCAACTACTGATGGCTAACGTCAAGATCTCCAACCTGCCAGCGGCAACATCCCCGGTTGCATCGACTGATGTCATTCCGGTGGTGCAGGGCGGCGTTACGAAGAAGGCCGCGATCAACCAGCTTGGTTTCCTCCAAGCAGGCACCGGCGCAGTCACGCGCACCGCCCAGGCCAAGATGCGCGATACCGTGAGCGTCAAGGATTTTGGCGCGGTGGGGGACGGTACGACTGACGATACTGCGGCGATTCAGGCGGCGATTAACGCCACCCCGATTGGCGGGACGCTCTATTTTAATCTCGACGGGGTTTCAATAATTGACACGCTGACGACCGTCAAGATTGAAAGCGACCTTGGAAACAACTGGCTTTATGGTGGACTTCTCATCAACAAGCCTATGCGGGTTATTGGGAACAAAAATTTCAAGCTAAAAATTAAAAACTTTAGCACCGCTTGGGCCGCGCAAGATGTCGGTGATTCTATTTGTGCGGTTCTTGTGACTTCCTCACTTGTTCATATCGACGGGCTGAACATTGACGCCAATGCGAATAACCATTACGAGTTGGCCGGCGCGGTTAAGTGGTGGGAAGATGGGCCTACACTAAAGCGGCCTCCTTGCGGTATTAGCGTTAGCGTCGCCATGCTGCAAGCAAATGTCAAAAACGTACTAATTGAAAATTGCGTTATAGAGCAACCGCTCGCAGGCGTTAGCTTTATTGGTAACGCTGTTGATGCGGCAAGGGCGGATTTTCTTTCTGGAAAATTGGCGACGGGTGTTGTGAAAGATTGCGTGTCGCGCAACAACACCATAGTTTACGCCCGTGGTAACGGCGTACTTTTCAATATTGGCGTTGATAACTGCGTATCTGACTCAGATGTTTTTATCAACGGGATGTACCACGACATCCGCATGTATTCTCGCGCAATCAACTGCAAGGCAGTAAATTGCCGTTCGCATACCAACTGCGACGAAATCATTGCGCGATATAACAGTACAGACTTGGGGTACTGGCGGACAACAGATTCAGCCGACCCATCTTTCAAGATCATTCGCGCTGGTTTTCACATTGGCGGCGCTGATTCATATAGCGCCACTTACGGTTACAGTGTAGTTAACTGTGGATTTGTAAACTGCGAATACTTGGTTTCACGCCCTACGGTTGCAACTTACACAGACTATTTCACGCCATCATCCGTTTACCACGCGGCATTCAGTTCAACCAGCTTGCCGAACTGCTATGTCGAGTCGTGTCGCAGCGTGAATGCCGATTATGGTGTCGTGTTGTATTTCGACAGCATCGCCCCAGCTGAAACATATGGACTGCGTGCGGTGGGTAACCATTTGTCCGGGTCATATGTGGCCGACATCTACGTTCAAGGCGTTCAAAGCGCCACAGTGGAAAACAACACTGTCGTAGTCAACCCTGGTTTGACGTACACGCCTGCGCTGCTGATAGATTTTGTAAAAGGTATTTTTTCTGAAAACAGCTTCTCCGGCACGCCGACGGCTTCAACCTACGCTGTTTCATTTACTAACTCGGTGACATCTTTACTGGCGGTAAACAATACTTTTGCGCCAAGTTTTATTAAAGTTAGGCGCTATGTCCAGACCGCAGGCTCGACCCCCAAAATGCTTTATCCGGGCCGTGTTCTCAACTTGATTGATGCTGAAGTAATTTCTGGTGGCGCGTTAAGCAACAGTTGGGCTGTTGCGTATGTAACCCCTGCGGAAGGACAAGAAAACCAAGTTCGCGTCAATCAAGACGGTTCAGTGGCACTGCAACTTAGGCTTAGCGGCGCGGCGGCAACGGCGCTTACTGTTGCAACGCTGATCACGCAATTTAGACCAAAAGAAACAGTTGGCTTTGTAGCGACAGAACTTGGCACAGGTGGAGCGTACTGGGGGAGGGTACTGACTGATGGTCGCATTCAGATCAACCTTCCAGCATTTCCAAGCGAGGCGTTGACCCAAATTTACGCTGAAGTAATTCTTAACCCAGTCTAAAAACAAACATGCTCGATAAACTAAAAGGCTCCCTGTACTCCAAGACCAGCAACGCGGCCATCGTCGTCGCGGTCATTGGAGTCCTTGAGCAGTTGGCCCCCGGCCTGCTGGCAAGTGTCGTTCCTGCTGACTACAGCGGCTTGGCGCTGTCGGGCATCGGCGTGGCATTCTGGCTCCTGCGCTGGGTCACCGGCAAACCTCTGGACGAGAAGTGAAGACGCCGATTTTAGGAGGGGCAACGGTTGCTCGCAGCGTCAATGCTGCGGACAACAGACTGATTAACCTGTTCCCGGAAATTGTCCCGGAAGCAGGTAAAGAGCCTGCGTTCCTGCAGCGCTGCCCCGGCCTGCAGTTCGTCCGTGAGGTCGGCACTGGGCCGATCCGGGGGCTGTGGACGTTCAAGGGCTACGCCTACGTCGTCAGCGGCACGGAACTGTACAAGCTCGACTCGTCCTACAACATCACCTATCTGGGCACTGTCAGCGGCACGGGCGCGGTCAGCATGGCTGACAACGGCACCCAGTTGTTTATCGCCTGCCACGGGCCGAGCTACATCTACAACGCCGTCACCAACGCCTTCGCCCAGATCACCGACCCGGACTTCCCCGGCGCGGATGTAGTCGGTTTTCTCGACTCTTACTTCGTGTTCATCGAGCCGGATAGCCAGAAGGTTTGGGTCACGCAGTTGCTCGACGGTCTTTCCATCGACCCGCTGGACTTCGCCAGCGTCGAGGGTTCGCCTGACAACTTGACCGGCATGATCGTTGACCACCGCGAGGTATGGCTCTTTGGGTCTAACTCGGTAGAGGTATGGGTCAATGCTGGTCTGTCGGACTTTCCACTGCAGCGGGTGCAGGGCGCATTCAACGAGATCGGGTGTCTCGCCACGCACAGCGTCGCCAAGCTCGACAACGGCATCTTCTGGCTTGGAGCCGACTCCCGTGGTAACGGTATCGTCTATCGCGCCGAGGGCTACAACGGCAAGCGCGTCAGCACGCACGCTGTTGAGTGGCAGATCCAGTCCTACCCGGATCTGAACAAGACCATCGGGTATACCTACCAGCAGGACGGCCACAGCTTCTACGTTCTGTCGTTCCCCACCGCCGACAAGACATGGGTCTACGATGTCTCTACGGGCGCGTGGCATGAGCGTGCCGGGTTTACCGATGGGCAGTTCACCAGGCACCGCAGCAACTGCCAGATGAACTTCAACAACGAAATTTTCGTTGGCGACTACGAGAACAGCAACCTGTACACCTTCGACCCGACGGTGTACTCGGACAACGGCCAAATCCAGAAGTGGCTGCGCTCGTGGCGGGCGCTTCCCACCGGCCAGAACAACCTTAAGCGCACCGCGCATCACACGCTGCAACTCGACTGCGAGACGGGCGTTGGCGCGGCAGGCGTCTTTGGTGTGCTGCTGGCCGAGAACGGCGACATTCTGACCACCGAGTCTGGTGAGGCAATTGATCTGGAAAGCTCCACCGACGCTGGCGTTGATCCTCGTGTGATGCTGCGCTGGAGTGACGATGGTGGTCACACTTGGAGCAACGAACACTGGGCACCGTTGGGCAAGGTGGGCGAGTACAGTCAGCGGGTGTTCTGGCGGCGTCTGGGCATGACGCTCAAGCTGCGCGACCGGGTGTACGAAGTCAGCGGTACGGACCCGGTGAAGATCGCCATCATGGGCGCAGAACTTATCCTGAGTCCGACCCGTGCCTAACATCCTTGAGATCATCCCGCAGCGGGTGTCGCTGATCGACTCGCGCACTGGGCTGATGTCGCGTGAGTGGTATCGGTTCTTCTACGAGTTGTTCACCAAGGTCGGCACGACTGATTTCTCCATCGAGGATCTTCAGTTAGGGCCGACCACCACAGACGCTGCTGCCGACATCTCCGCCGCCGCACAGCAGGCTCAACTTCTGAGCCTGACGCAATCGCAGTTGGATGAACTGAGCAAGCAGGTTGAGGCGCTGGCGCTAACTCCGCCGACCACGCCGAATCTACGCAACCGCGCTTACGGGACGTTCTACGACACCACCACGCAAACGGCAGCGGCCATCAACACCGCCTATCCTCTGACGTTCAACTCGACAAACCTGTCGAACGGCGTCTATATCGGATCGCCCGCGTCGCGGATCTATGTGGCGCAAAACGGCGTGTACAACATGCAGTTCAGCGCACAGTTGGACAACACCAGCGGTGGCAACCACTTGATTTTCATCTGGCTACGCATCAACGGCACAGATGCCGCCAACTCAGCCGGTCAAGTGCGGCTGAAAGGTACAGACGACGAATTGGTAACGTCGTGGAACTACGTTGAACAACTCAAAGCTGGCGATTATTTTGAGTTGGTGTGGTCTGTAAGCGATACTTCCGTGCAGATCTTGGCTCAAGCCGCAGCCGCCCCGGTTCCGGCAATTCCGTCTATTATTCTGACCGTGACTGACAACATCAGCGCATATCAGGACTAATCATGGCCGCTCTTACTCCCGTTCCCAAAATCCAATTCTTTACCGCCAATGGTGAGCCGCTGGTGGGCGGGAAGCTGTACAGCTACGCGGCGGGCACGACGACGCCGCTGGTGACGTACACCGACCAGGCTGGCACCTCGGCCAACACCAACCCGGTGATCCTCGACTCCCGAGGCGAGGCGTCGGTGTGGCTCGGCACTGGCCCGTACAAGCTGCGCCTGACCTCTGCGACGGATGTGGACATCTGGACGGTGGACGACATCTACAGCGAGGGATCGCAGTCGATGCAGGAACTGCTGTCTGCATCCGGCTCGTCACTGGTGGGCTTTATTGCTGACGGCACAGGGGCACAGTACCGCACGGTGCAGAGCAAACTTAGAGATGTCGTCAGCGTCAAGGACTTTGGTGCTGTCGGTGACGGGGTGACGGACGATACGGCTGCAATTCAGGCGGCGGTTACAACTGGTTCGTCAATCGTATTTCCCACTGGCACATATCGCTGCGCCAACCTCACACAATCGACCAACTTCCAACGGTTCACCGCGCTTGGGCAAGTCACGCTGACCAAAAACGCCAACGGGCCGATCATCACTTGTTCTGGTAACTACGTCGAATTCAACGGCATCCAATTCAACGGCGACACCACCAGCACGCCAACCTTTACTGGCGACAAC